AATAAGGTTAGCGCCATCGAGCGAGACATTTCGTTTAACGGAGCCGTCAGCCGAGAAACAGCGTTATAGCCATGATCCAAAAATAGTAAAATGGAAGCAAGTTTAACAGAATTTTCTTCTGCTAAAGAAACAAGGGAATTAATATCCCACCTTGCTACAAACATTTCCTTCCATGATATGGGAGAAAGGTCTGTCCCAGCGACAACAAATCTTTTAGCAAACTCAAACGAACCGTTTGTGGATACTATAGATTTAGTTAGGTTGATAGGAGAACCTATTTCTGAAAGAATATTCAGATAGTTTTCCGCGATACTTGAATTGGCGATAACTACGTCATCACCAAGTACCAGATACAATAATGACCCATTGTATCCCGACCGTCGCCAGGCCATAAAAACTATTAAATGATGAAAGAGAGCTAGCATCGACCACGAGGAATAGGCACCCATAGGTTGGCCTACCGCGTACTTAACATGAGTTACTTGTTCAAAAGCAGCTTCATGAAGTACTCCTCTACTATGCACATGTGCAGTTCGAGTTAGTAGGTATGGGCTTGGGGTAGACACCCCTAGCTGTTTAACCGAAGTTAAACGTTCCTTTCCAAACACGGATGGTAATGAAAACCATCGTGTGGTTAAGAACTCTATCCAAGCAGCCGAAGCTTGCTCACCGATAAAGTATGAGATTAGTACTCCTTGTAAGTTCACCGGTAATCGGTCAGTAGCGGCAGTAAGATCGAACGAATAAACGTTCTTCACTTTAAGGAACCGGATTTGCTCTGCAAACCGCTCCACTGCTCCTCGCTGATCAAATGTCGCGTCCTGTCTAATCAGACGCAACATACCGAAAATCCCATCATGAATGGGTTTTAAAATCCATTGTGAGAAGGGATCCAACATTGCAAATACTCGCAGTTTACCTGCGGGCTCCTGTTTGTAGGCAAGTTTACCTACATTAGAAGATCCAAAGTCACACTCCGTTAGGAGTGCGGTAAGAGGGCCTAGGCTAGCGAATAATCGCGCTAGTCCTGGAGCACCAACTACATTTGCTAATTTGGCACCGTGAATCAAGAAGCCTTTGAATGATTTCTCCCACCCGTAGCCTGCGGCGAACCGCAAGGCTCTAAGGGTGTTAAGTATTGTTAACAAGTGTCCCGAAGGAAATTTCCCTTTTGCCAATTCATTATCCGTAATCGTTGCCACCTTAGGTGACGTAGGACTAACAGATAAGATGGACCAAGCTTTAAAACTAGCTTGGTGGTACTCTAACTTGTGATACTTAATAAACTCCTCAATTGCCGTCAGTAATTCCCCTATAAAGGAATTCGACATCTGCAATCCCGGAGATACTATCGTTTTTATAGTAGGTACACCGGCAAACTCAAGAACTCGGTATAACCCGAGGAGAGTAAGCCATAATCGAATATGAGTATGGGAACCCATACGAATATGTTGTCGATGAGCCTTAGGGATCATTCGCGGTAACCCGCCCTGAGTACAAGAAACAGCAGCACCAAAAAGCTGCGAAGGATAACGTTCCTTCTGACCAGAAACAGACTGCATTAGCATAATCTGAGCGGTCTTCAAATACTTAGCGACGAACTTAATGGAAGTACGTCTGTACAATCCACTAAGAAATCTCGCGTACGCAACAAACACACGAACATAACCTATAGTTACACCTCCTCTTAGTAGGTAAATCATGCGAATGCAATGATTTACGAGGGCTTTTCCAGCTTTTACGCTGAAAACACCAACGAAATCGGGAACCATACGTCTCGCTAACCACGGCGCCATACGTGTAAAGAAATTTACAATACGTGTCATGTTAGTTTTAAATATTAAGAGAAATGGACCGCTTTCGCCTTCAGTTTCCAAAGGGTTCATAAATGACCCAACGGGCTGCAGGTGCCTGTGCAAGGAAGGTAGGGGTTACCCATAGGGGCCTACTAAATTACTCAAAGGATTATTGGTGCCTAAGAGGTTCCAGTAACCACTATCCAGTCTCTACGTATGGGACGTCTGCGCACCCTTGCGGGGGCCACGAGTTGCATACTACGAAACTCCGGATCAAACCGAGAATAGCAAATTACCTCAAAACCAATTAATTTTCCAACTGCAGCTTTGATGCTACAGTAACCAACATTGCCTTCAGAGCCTATAGTAAGACCTATAATCTCGAAAAGAAAATCAAGATGCACCGGTGATGCCACCGAAAGCGAGAC